AACTTCTGTGCTGGGATCATTGGCGTAGATGTCAAGACCTACATCTGGTAAGTTGGCTTTACTGCGTGTTTCAAAGTCAATGCTATACATATTATGCTCCTAGGGCGTCCAGACGAATCTGTATGAGTCTATTGTAGCATAAAAAAAAGGGAGCCGAAGCTCCCCAAAAACACCCACCAAAAAATAATTTAAATCTCGCACGACCCAGCACTACAGGCTAGTTGCTGCGCGCCTTCGACGTTGTCTGTGTTTTCTTTGAAGTCTTCCCAGTTGATGTGTGGGATTTTGCCTTTGAGCGTGTTGTAGTCTTCTTCGCTGCACTCTTCGTACGGCGCTTGACGGTAAGTCCCTCCGTCATAGGGAAGGTAGGACACGCCTGATATTTCGCTAAAATTTCTCCAAGTCCAGGCTCCGACTTCAGGCCAGTCAGACTCACTGACGGAAATGGTGACGCTTGGCTTGTGTTCACACCAGTGGCGCTGGTATGTAAGCCAGAGAGAAAGGTGATCAATCGGAGTAACATCTTCGCGTACCAACCCATCAGGCGCCTTTTGAGGGAAACTAAAAACAATGGTTTGGTCTGGTTTGTAAACGCATGGTTCATTTGGAATTCCTTGTGTAATTAAGAATTGGGTGAGAGGGTCTTTCTTATCTCCTCTAACTCGGCGGATGTAGAACTTAGAGTGTCGAGGGTGGATTCCAGAAGCGCTATCAACGAGTTGGCTGACGGTTCCACTGGGCTTAACGCAAGTAATTGCAGCACTCTTAGGTATTCCAAGCAGTGTTGCAAATTCCTCGTTGGCTCTTCTAGACTCCTCTCGAAGCTCGGTAAGTAAGTCATTTAACTTTTCTCCTTGGGTGGTGAGTAGAGGGTTGTCGTATATTCCGGTAAGTGATACTCCCAGTAAACGCTCTTCTTCCGTATTGCGTTGCCACACTTTTCGTAAATACGGAAACTTAGTAAACGTAGATTGAATAGTGCCCAAAATCGCAGCGAGTCGTACTTTTCGCAATAGAGTTTCTTTAGTGTCATCATGGCGTACTACGACCTCAGATAAATTACAGAATTGGTATGGTCGAAGAATGATCTCTGAACACGGATTAGTTCCGAATTCAAAATTTGGATCTCGATGTCCGTATTTTTCAACCGTCTTTTTAGCAGCTTCACGATTGAAGATGCCTCGCTCGCCGGAATGTGAATTGTACAAGGACAACCACTCTTCCATGAACTTTCCAACAGTAGGTGTTTCGTTATAGACTGCGCTATTGTTGGCAAGCGCTCTGTGTGGGGCTGTGTCCCACCATGGTCCAGCTTTAGCATGTCTGATCCTTTCGTCATCTAAGTCTGATAATGATATCATAGCTGAGCGACGTACGCCACCCACTACCACTACCTCACCAATTTTACACATCAGATCGTGGCATTCCAATGAATGAAGTCTGCGACCCTTTGCGTGTTTGAACATTGCTACTGTAAAGTTAAACAGATCAACTAATGGTTCCGGCCCGGAAGCTCTTCCACCAAATGTTTTGAGTCGTGCTCCGGCAGGTCTAACATTGCTGACATCCCACTTAGGGATTTCGCCTGCCCAGAGATGTGCAAGGAGCAAGCGGAGGGACTTTGCCCAGCCTTCTTTGCTGTCGTGGACTGCGATGGTATGATCCGACTCGAATAAGTTTTCTGGCACTTCGGGCAGATGGTTAATGTATTTTGACTCAACGGAGAACCCAACACCAGTTCCACATAGCAAGATGAACATCGCTTCATCAAAGCTCTTGGGGTCATCAATCGGAAGATACGAGCAATTATAGACACAGGTGTTATCACGATCAGCACTCTTTCCAGCCGTCATCATAGCACGCATGGACGGCATCAATTCTAGGTTATGAATAGCATCAAAAATTTCATTTTTTAATTCGGTGTTACCTTGTATCGCTGGTGTACGAGTAAAAATATAATCTACGTAACGATTAACTGTTTCTGCCCAAGTCTCTCTGCGTTGTTTGTCATCTACAAATCGGGCATATCTACTGGCGGCAATGTACTCTTGGTATTGATCCATTTATTATTCTCTTTGTTATATGTTATAGGGAAAAATGCCCCACCAAACTTCGGTGGGGCGAGGCACTACAGGGAGGAACTACGATAAAACTATTAAGCAAAATCTACTGCTGCGGATACACCGCCACCACCAAGACGCTCACCATCTTCAAGCTTTTGGATATTGCCAAGACCGCAAGCAATACCTTTTGCACCTTCTACATTGTATGGGTAAAACTCAATTGCAACACGACCATAGCAACCAGAGTACAACTCTTCTGGATCTAAAATAGGCTGCATATCAGCATCAACAACACCAGGGCGCTTAGAAGAGTTTGCATTAATAAACATGCAACCAGCGTACTCGGCTTCTTCCTTTTCCAAGTCTCCATCACGCAAACCTCCTTTGAGCAATTTAGGAACTGTACCACCAAAGTAGGCAGCGGAATTTGCTTTAGCTGTTTCAAAAGCGGCATTGATTTTAGCAATGGTATCTTTATCTGTTTTAGGGATAAGGATTGCTACACCGTATTTACCAACGGCGCCATCTTCTTTTACTTGTGGTTGAAACGCATATACATAAGATAAGCGTACTTTACCAGTTACTACACGAGGGTTTTTTGTTGCCATTTTCTGTTTTCCTTTTTTACTGTTTCATGATTAGATTTAAGCGGCACTAATCTTTACCGTACTGTCAAGAGTATACCACAGTTTCCAATAGTATACCCTAAAAACATAATTGCAGGTCCAGTGTTACCTTTAATAAACTGATCCAACGCAACACCTAAGTATATCAGAGTTGAGATGATAATTAATGGTGTGCTCATAAATTTTCCTCGGCCATGTGGCAAAAAATACCACATTCTATTGCTTGTTCTTTTGGGTAATTTCCAGCATCTACTGGCAATTCATCCAAATAAACTCGTTTGTTTTTACTTTTTACTATTTTAACACCAAGTTGACGTTCTAATTTAGCCATTTTATCAAATGCTTCAGGAAAGTCAACTCGGATTTTATTCCAGTAACCCGCACCACCTTTAACACAACCGACACAATTATTATTGTGATAACCCAATTTATACATTACTGGTAACTCAATCCCAGCTCTTTGTAACATGGCTAAGCAATCAGATTTGTTTAGCTTTTTTTCTATTAATATTGACCATAGTTTAACATCATTATTAGCATCAATAAATCTGTCTGCTCGATCTTGTTCTTCTACTGTATAACCAAACACTTGTATATCATTCGGTTTTTCAAATTGTTTTCTTACTTCTTTTTTAAGAAACAATGTGCATGGCGCTCCTTGTATGCCAACAATGTATTTGCGTTTGATAAATGTTTCGTAAATACTGCCATTATATTTGGTGTCTTGCAAAATAGTTATAGGTTGACCAAACCATTTTTCACAATCTTTTAAAAAGCGCATGTTATCTGGATGCTCTTCTTTAACATGGCAATACACAATTTCTATTGGTGTTTTGCTTTCAGAAATAGCAAGCTTTGTGGCAACTGCACTAGCAGCACCACAACTAAACCAAGAAATTACCCTACTCATGCAAAATCTTCCATTGAGTTGTCTGGAACCAACTTAGGAGTTGAGTCAGGTCTGACAATCAAACCACCAACAATTTTATCAAGCTGTCCTTTTTTACCTAACTTTTCAATTTGCGGAACGGACTTGGGTTTGGTTTCATACAAATCTTCTTTCTTGTAACCGTTTTCAACTAGCACAGTTGCAGCCAAATCAAAATCACTGAACTTACGATGACCTTTTGGAGTTACCAGTTTAAAACCAGTGGGCACTACATTTTCATTGATTGCTCTGTTAACTGCATAAGCTTCAATGTCATTGCAGTAAGCTTTAACTTGCGCCGCTTTGGAAAGTACTAGACTAAACTCTGCTTCGTCTAGTAACGGTGCTGGACGGAAATCTAATTTAGCTATTTCGTCGACGAAGTCCGAACGTGCTTTGCACGTGGCTTTGGCTTTGCAGAACTGGCACCAGTCACCTGGGACGAACTCGCCTGTGCCTGTCCACGCTTTTTTGGCTTTGGGTTTGATGTAGTAGTTTGCCCAGTCAAGGAGTTTTGTGAGCGTTGTGCCGTCGGTAGAGATGCTATCCAAGCGAGGCTGGACGATCGTGTAGCTGACTTCTTTGATTTCGGGGAATTCTTCTTTGAACTTGGCGTAGGCTCCAAGAGCGTAGAGTCTAAGTTGGGGGTTATCTTGGGCGGAGACTGGGATACCTTTTCCAAACTTGAGGTCGATGACCCGAATGGCGTGCTTAGAAATAATAACCACATCGGCTGTACCAAAGCCGTCAGCAACCCAATCAGAAAAGTCCACACGCTGTTCAAACAATGCTCGATCGTGTTCACCAATTTGACTGCGGACGTATACGACGTAGCTATCGACGTATACGTCGAGCTCTTCGTTGTAATACTCGCTTTCTTTGATCTTCTGTATTTCGTTACCATATTCTTCTTGTCCTATCTGATTAAGTTGAAAACGCAATTTTACTTCAGCCAATGAATGCGCCAACGTTCCTTCAGCGGAATGGTCAAATGATCCGGGAGCTTTCTTTTGTTCTGGGAGTGTTGCTTCAAGTCTGGCTGAAGGAGTGCATGATAACCACCTTTTAGATCCTGAAGCTGAAAGTAATGCGTGTGCTGACATGTCTGTTTTCCTTGTTTTCTGGTTTATCTGGGTATATCTACTTATGCAAACTTTACCACAATTTTATCACACTTTGGTTTCATGATGTAAAATATATTCTGCTACTTTTAAATGTTCTTCAGCGGTTCCATCGTTTTTTATTACATTTGCCCTATTTGATATCCATGCTATATTACCTTCAACATAACCTTTTTTTGGAACAATTCTATCTAAAGAAGGACAATTTGCCATATTTTTTCTTCCTTTTTCGCACCAAGATAATTTTATTCCTAAAATTGGACAAATATCCACAATTAAAGAAAAAGCATATTCAAAAGTTATTGTAAAAGGGATTTTGTTTATTTTTGCGTGGTGTTTTCGGGCATGGTATCTTTTATACGCATGGCCTTCTTTGGTACCCATTATTTGGTTACCATACTTTGGAAACTTCTTCATTGATACTCCTAACAGTTTATTGGTGGACTAGCCAGTAGTTAGGTACTGGCACGGGAGCTACCCTATTCGTCCGTTGATGATTATACTACTATTCTGCGTTTGCTCGTAACTGTTTGATTAGATTGTTAACTTCGCCAGCAAAATCAATTTTAATATCTTGTTTAATTTCTGCTTTAAGTTCTCTAGTATCCTTATAATCTTGAGGGAATTGTCCTCTTAATGCAATCTCTGCCAAACGGCTATTGTAAGCTCGATTATTGACATTAGCAAGCATTTCACGCTCCCAATACGCTTGTGCATGTACTAATGCCATATCAAGCGCATCAGCAAACTCTGGGTACTTCTTTTGCCATGTCTTAGCTACATCTTTTGTAATACCCATTTCCGCCCAAATCATTTTTTGGGATGCACCTTGCTGGCCTAGTTCGATCATACGATCGCACATTTCAGGCTTAAAGACATATTTACGAGTTGCCACACTTCCACCTTTTTAGACTTGCTGCCTTGCGTGTTGGTTTGCCATTCTCGTCTTTCATAGGTCCTGGCATGCCAGACATACGAGCACAAAACGATTTCTTACGAGGTCCACCTTCAGGTTGTGGTGCCTTTAAATGCGAGCCAGTGGCTGCGTTGTACTTGGCACGACCCTTGGCTGTCAGTCCAGCGCCTTGAGAGGCTGGTAACTTTTCACCACGACCAATTGCCAGCGATGGTCCTTTTTTCTTGGTTGCCATTATTTTTTCTTTGGGGGTTTAGCTGTTTTAGCAGACTGCACGAATGCGTCTTTTGTAGGGGCACCCTTGGCGCCCGGCTTGCGCATCTTCTCACCAGAGCCAGCTTTGATGCGTTCCTGTTTAGCGTGAATGTTTGCGTACAAACCGGGTTTAGTTGCCATAGTATTTCCTTAGAATATTACTGAAACGCCAGCCAATTTCTTGGCTACATTGGTCATTTCTTTTGTATATGCGCCGCTGATAAAGGTATTAATCTCAATCGCTTTATCCAAAATCTCTTCGGTTGTTGGAAAAGCTGGTGCTAATTCAGCAGCTTCTTTAGTTGTTTTGTTTACCACTTCCCACGCTGCCAAGTTGGCTTCATGTTGCTTGATCATGAGATCTTTAGCGGTGTTAAAAATAGAAAAGCGTAATTCAAATGGGGATACCATAGTAATTCTCCTGTGTGTTAAATGTGTGTGTAGAATGGGGTTTCCAAGCGTCTCACGACGAGTTGTACTACCCTATATCTACTTATGCAAAAAACATAGAAAAACCGCCCTAAATTTTGGCTTTTTTAACACCTAAGCTATCACGTAGCTCATGGCTGTGTAGTTTTTTACCAGGGTTCTTTATTTCACCAACTGCCTTGGCTACTTTGGCTGCTCGCTCTCTGGCAGCAAATGTGCCGTCAGATAGAATAAAACCATGCTCGCCCTTCTTTCCAGTCTTCTTAACAATCTCATCGTGGCTGTACTTGGCGTTTGGTGCCTTGGATATGGAGCCGTCTGCGTGTTTGATTGCGGGTACTACTACTTTAAGTTTGCCCATTGTGTTTCCTTTCTACATGCCATTTGCATAGGTCTTTATAATACTTAATCTCTTCTTCGTACTTGCGGTACTTTTCGTTGCGCTCTAGCACATCGTCCAACATGTCTTTATTTTTTGGGCGCATCACAAGGCCAATTAAAAAGCCAATCATGAACGCTAGTCCAATATCAATCATGCTTACCCTCTAACTGGTGTTGTGTAAAGCTGTCTATCGTGTTGTCCTTGTCAACCCAATATGCCTCAATCATTCCCTTAGCTGACTCGGAACTGATATACACGCCTAGTGAAAGACTTTGCGAGGCGCTGGGGTACACAGTGCAAGAGTGCATGCCTCTTTTGGAGTGACCTACTAGCGCAGTCTCGCCAATGATTCTGCCCACCTCATTGCTGTAAAGGTAGTGTAGTGGTGCGTCTCCACCATGCCATTCTCTAATCATTGCGGTGGTATGCGTCGTTAGGGTTGGCCAGCATGCTGGCAATCAGGCTGTCAACGGTGGCGAACCACTGGATGACTTTGAGCCCGTCGTGTTGGTAGATGGTGAAGCTCATCCTATTCCCCTATTCCGTGGGCGCGTTCGATGGCGCGGGCGTATGTATAAGCTATGTGTCCAATGTTTCCGCCTTCCCATAAACTTTTCCAAATATCGTGTATCTGTTGATCTGTCAACGGGGTTCGTTGC